GAAGGCTGTCCTTCCACTATACCCACCAGGCATAAAGAACCTGATTTAGGATACAATATCACGGAACCTGCCCCAAGCTGAATGTCGTAAAACTCCAGCCCGTCGGTCACTCCCTTTGCATCCATTGTTTTTTCATCGGTATTCACCGAAAGCACTTCCACCCATACCAGCGTCGCCTTTGTTTGCCCTGGAAGCTTAGACATAGCCTGCTTCAATTCTTCATCCAGTGTCATTCCGCACGTCCTCCCAGTTCTACTTTTTGACGGTAAGTAGCATTGTCAGAAAATGTCTTTGTCACTTTCTCGATAAAGTATTTACCATCCATTTCCGGCGTGATCATGCTTTTCAAATCCATCACCATGCCAAAGCGAACGGAAGGAATACCGAACAGTTCCACTCCACCTTTGTACTTCTGTTTTTTCAATCCCTCATAGTATCGTTCCGCAAAGTCCTTCAGTACCTCCAGCGTAACCTTCTGGTCTTTGTCGTTATAAGTAAGACTTACGGTTTCAGCACCCTTTGTTCCTGCTTTTGCTTCCAGCTTCTTTCCACCCTTAAGGATAGCCAGTGCGGTCACTTCGTAGTCGCCTTCCGTGTGCTGTAAGTCCTGGCTTACCGCCTGCTTCTCCAGTTCGATACGTACTTCCGGAAGCTGCACGTTATCCGTGTACACATTTCCGCAGTAAAGCGTCTTACCGACAAAGTAGCTGTAAAGCCCTGTCTTCTTCTGAATGTCATCAAGAACGGCAGAAACCAGCACATTCGAATACCTCACGGCTCCCAGTTCCGTGTCACCGAAGAAAGTCACTATCTCATATTCCGGACAAAGGTCAGCCAGAAGATTTCCCAGCGTGACACTCTTCTTGGAATAAGATACAGACCTTCTTTTTAGCTTGTACATCTCATCCTCACAATGCAGTTTCACCGGTATTCCGCGTGATACATTCTGCACATACCCTTCGAATTCGGTTACATAATTCCCGTTGTATCCAAGCTCTATTTTTACCGCATCTCCAGGCTGGAAATAAGTGAATAAATACTGACCTGAGAAAGTTCTGATTTTCCGGGGAATCACAATGTCAGCAGTGTCGGTCAGCATCTTCCACGAGCTTGCTATTTCTACGCTACTCACATAGAAAAGCTTCAGTTCCGTTCTGCTGTCAGTAGCAGGGAACGTAATTCTGGCACACATCGCATAACTCATACTTTTTGTATATAAGGTTGGTCACTTGTAGCCTGAATCGAGAAAGAATACATTTCAGGAATCCCCTGTACAGGTGACAGCTGAAAGTTTTCCATCACGATGGCCGTTATTCCTTTATTCAGGAAAAGGTCACCTGTCACGCTGATGCTGTCTGCTAAATCGCGGAAAAGAACAAGTGCGTGAGCCTGTTCCTCGTATGTTTTCTGGGAATCCCTTGAATTATCCGTAAGACAGAATCCGCGTATGTTGATATTCCAGTCATTGATACCGTATATTTCCTTCACTGTTCCTTTAGCACCAAGCACCTTTGTTTTCGATACGTTCATATCCCGGCTAAACTCTACCAAAGTAGCGGCAGGCATCAGAAAGTCGCTCATGCTGACATCTGTCAATTCTCCCTGATCACTGTAGTGCTTATAAGTACCTCCGTCAAGGATAAAAGAGTCGAGTACAGGTGTACCCATCCAGCTTCTTCTTTCCACTTCTTCACGGCTGGCCAGCTTCACGTCCTTATATTGTTCCGTAGGGAAGTCAGGCAATGTTCTTCCCCACGGAATATATATAGGTGATGATACGCCGAATACTTCAGCAAACAGATTGGCAATATTAAGTCCTGTATTTATCATATCCTTATCCTATTGCAGGTGTTACGTCCGACAAAACAGCTATCAGTTCCCGCTTGATTCTGTCGGAAATCTTACGGTAGTCTGAATCTCCTGATACGGTGAAAGTGTTGTTCATCGTCACATTCATGGTAATGTTACGTGCACCTCCCGACTTTCCGCTTCCACCCAGTCCTATAGTTCCGTTTCCTCCAGAATTACCTCCACCTTGCGAATTATCATCTCCTTGAGGAGGTTTTATAAATGAAATACCAGTAGGATTGTTAATTTGTGGAATATCGGTCGCTTTACCATGTGAGCGGTTCCAGCTTTCCTGACCTTTTTGCTTACCTTCATTCCAAGCCTTTGCTATTTTTTCACCACCAGCTAACATTTCTTTTGCAAATTCGTCCCAAACGCTGGAAAAGCTAAAGTTATCATCAAACCAGTTTGCAGGATTAATCGCTTTAAAAATGGCACTTGCTGCATTAATTTCAAATCTTACGAGCTGCACAAACAGTTCCTTAATCGTATTGACAAATCCCATAAAGTAGACTCTGAATCCTTCCCAGCTGTTATACAGTGTAGCGATTGCACCAATTACAGCCAACACCCATCCGATAATCGGAATGCCATAGATAGAGCGTGTAATCAATTTGCAAGACGCAGCCCAGGTGATTGCCGTCTTGGTGATTCCAAGCTGCATGATATTAGTCACACTGAAAGCCACCATACCTAATGTGACAATAACACCAGTTACTACACCCAATACTTTGATAATAGGAGCAAAAGGTTCAACGAATTCAAAGAAAGAAATCTTCAGGTCATTAATAAATGCATCCATTCTTTTCATTCTTTCCGCAGTGGTATTCATGATAATATTAGCCTGATCTACGGCTGAATTGGAACCCTGTACTTCTTCAGTCCATTGTTTTATCTTCTCCGTATTACCCACCAATATCTGACCTGCTACTACATTTTCTCGTCCAAACAGCCTTGCCATTACTTCCGTATTGTTCATCACAGGAACCAGTTCTTTTAATCGGTCTGCAAAAGGTATCGACTTGTCTGACATTACACTCATATCTACTCCTAATGCCTGTAATGCTTTAGCAGCATCACTTGTCGGAGCAGAAAGTATAAGCATGGAATTTCGAAGAGCCGTACCAGCTTCAGCAGCTTTGATTTGGTTTTGTCCAAGTACCTGGAATAATGCATTTGTTTCGGCAAATGAAACCCCAAGGTTACTTGCTGCTGGGCCAATATTCTTCAATGATTCAGAGATGTCTACTACTTCAGCCGCACCAACCTGTGCAGATTTGGCAATCAAGTTCATCTGCATATTCATTAATTTAGCCGCTGAATCCACATCTTTTGCTTCACCCTCAAACGCATTGAATGAAGTGGTAAGTGCCCTTACAGCTCCAGCCACATCTCCATCCATTGTCTTTGATAGAGTCAAAGAACTTCTGGCCATGCTTTCTATTGCATCAGGATATTCCGCAATCTGTGGACCTAATTGTGAAAGCAATGTGGAAAACACGCCAGCTGCATCCGATGCATCAACACCAAATGTTTTTGCAAGATCTCTTGCTTTTTGCTCAACCAAATCAAACTTATCACCGGCAATACCTGAAATAGCCTGAACTTGCGACATGGCATATTGAAACTGTACTCCCGGCTGAATAGCTTTGTCGAAAGCATCAGTTACGCTATCCAGACTATCCTTGATTTCGTTCATGAAAAACATTCCTTTCCCGAACTTTTCAAGAATAGATGCGGTTTCATTGGCTTGCTGGCCCAACTGTTCCACCTCATCCGTGGTCTGTTCTACTGTATCGGTCATTTTCTGTGCCGATTCAGTAGCCGAACGAAGAGGACCGGTTATCTTATCCACCAGTTCAAGAATCCATTGTGTAGTCGTTGAAGCCATCTTTCTTTTCGAATAATTTGTTTACCACTGTAGCCAGTGCGTTATACACTGCTGTTTCTGTTTCTTTCAGCTCAGTTTTCCTTACCATCCGGTATTCCGCATAGAGCCTGAGCCAGGAATCCTCATCCAGCGTATCAGGGTCAACCCGATAATGATACCTCAATATCGCATTGATTCCTTCTATTTCCGTGAACGAGGATTCCAGTTTTTCTATGCTTTTCTGATAAAAGCCTTTACGGCCTCCGTCATTTCCTGAATGGCTGAAAGCAAGGTGCTGTATACCGCATAGTCATCGTCGATGGCCTTTTTGTCACCTGCCACTACGCAGTTCTGGATAAGCACATTATTCGCTGCTTCAAAGTCACCTTCTTTTCCTTTGGTTGCCACCAGCATCATGTGTGCGCGGCTCGGACGGATAACCAGGTAGTCATATCTTCCGTCTTCTGTTTCCACGG